CAAAAAGGCTAGTGACATTTTAAGCCCTAGCCTTTTCTTAGTTCAACTTATACTACTTAAGCTGAAGTGATAGTCTCATACGCACTGGCACCACCTACACGAAGCTTATTCAAAGTCAAATCGTAATAGATAATACCTGGTGCATAAGTTGGAGCATTAGCAGTAGTGAATGCTTGTACCAAGACTCCACCACCTGCTAGAGCCTGGGGATTACTTGTACCTTCAATATTTGGAGCTGCCATGTTTAATTTCCTTTTCTTTTATTTGTTGTATTAATTTAAGAAGAGGGATTTTACTCCCTCAACCTAATTCTTAGTTAGTGAAAACTTTGGTGCAGAGCTGAGGATACAATACAGCCCAGGCGATCATAGTATCAAAACGTGTGATATGCTGGTTCGAGCGAATATCGTACTGAGATACTGCACGAATACCAATCTTAGATTGTTCATCACGTACATATTCAGACATTTCTACACCCATTGGCAATACCAATTCTTGGTTAGCTAACATGAAAGCATCTTTATGGAAACCGATAGCAGTCTGAGTTACAGCACCAGAAGCACCAATTACAACAATAGCTGCACTAGTAGCTGGAGCTGCACTTACGTTCTGGAATGCACCTGTAGCTACTATAGAGGGACTAACAGCAATAGTTGAAGCACCGGCACCATCGGTTACAGTTTTAGTAGTAACAGTGAAAGGTTGCAACCAGCTATAAGCAGCTTTAGACTGAGGATTCACAGCAAAAACACCAGCAATAGTGAAGATATCACCTACGTTCAAAGTAGTAGTAGTAGCAGTCCAACCTACAGTAGACAGAGAAGCTCCAGTTTGGGGAGAGCCAGTGGTCAACATAGTTGGGGAACCACCATATACACCATTAGTATGGCTAGGAGTTTGTTGATCCATATAGTGACTAAAGCCACCAAATTCACCTTGCATACCCTTAACGTAGATCTCAGAGATTTCTTTCATTGGGTTAAATAGGGATGAATTTGAATCAGACAAAACTGCATTGAAGCCTGAACCAGAGATGAAGTGAAGATCACCAGAATCTACTGGTGCATCATTATCATACAGACGAGAAGCTGCTTGCAGAACTGCAGTACGAGCCGTAGCTGCTGTCAAAGCTGTACCAGGGGCACCTACATAGTTATAAGCTTGATCTACTAGGGCAAAACCGAGTTGATCTACGTTATTAGCGATAGCTACAACTGCAGGTTTAACTACACGGCTAGAGAAATCATCCAAGGAGAACGTAAGTTCTTGTGATGTGAACGACAAGTCAACACCAATTGGATTAGTGAAGGTGATTGGTGCGTAAGTCTCAGTTTGAGCTTCGATATTAACTACCGAACCTGTACGAACAGTATAACGTGCTGGTTTACGTACATTCAAAGATTGACCGATTTTTGCACCCTTAATTGCAAACTCATCATCATATTCACGGTTTACACATTTAGATAGAACTAGGTTGTTTCCAAGTACACGGGCAGATTCTGCTGTGATCATGGAAATTGTAAGTAACTGATTTGAAGCCATTTTATTTTATTCCTTTTAAATTTTAAATTTATTATGTAGTGAAACTGAATTTGGGGTATTAGGTTATTACGTGATGGCTGAGATCATATTGCGCTAGTAGCGCACAGCTTAATAATTGATTCTGATTTTAATATCTACCGTAGTTTAATCTACGTATTATAACCTGGTTTAAGTTCAGTAACTTTATTCTTAACTAATATTGTATCAGAGATATTTTTGTTTGTCAAGACTATAATTGTATTTTACTACATATTTAGAATATGTGAAAAATATATTTTTAATTGGCTCCCCAACCTGGACTCGAACCAGGGACCTGCGGATTAACAGTCCGTCACTCTACCGACTGAGCTATCAGGGAATTGAATACTAATTAAACTTCGCTACTATGTCACTTTCACGTAATGTTAAGTATTCTATTCCTTCTAGTTTAAATGCCTGTCCAGCATACTTTCCGAATATAATTTTATCTCCAACTTTTACTAATTCAGTACTACCAATAGAGATAACTTCTCCTTCATCTGGTTTATCTACTGATAGTCCTGGTATAACTATACCGAACTCTGTTTTGTCTTCGGCTTCACTACGTTTTACTACTATACGGTCACTTAAAGGTTTAACCTTCATGCTAGTTCCTTTTTTCATATTAACCTACCTGATTAGAATTATGATGTTCTAAAAATCCCATCTGTTTCATAATCTTAATCAGATCTTCAAACTGTGATTTAATTAGGTCTAAATCCCTTCTAAGATTGACAGAATCTTCTTTTAGGATTTCTATGTCTGTGTTAGGAATTTCGATAGGCTTAGCCATTATCGTCTACCTCTTACTGAGTTTCTATGTGTAATAAGCTCAGATGGACTCATTTCGTATATAGACTTAGTTGTTACTACAGCAGCTGGGCCTGTTACTGGTTTAACTGGAGCTGGGGCTGGTTTAGTTGGAGCTGGGACTGGTGCCTTAACACTGGCTTTAGATAAGCGATCCTCTAGTTTACCAAGCTCAGCCAAGCGACGTGTAGGATTAAGCTTATTAATACGTTCAATCTCATCTGGGTTATTAGCTAAGTGATATACTAAAGCTGGACCTACGTCTGAATCCAAAGCCATAGCGTGGATTTCAGAGCATACATGAACATCGGCCATATCCTCTATTACATCTACAAAATCAGGGTTTTGTTTTGAAAACTCAGCAGCTCGTTGATTATATGTTTCTAATACTGAACGTTGTTTATTATGGGATTCTTCTATCTGTCTCTTAGCTTCAATACCTGCCATCTTATGTTCAAGTAAGGCATTAGTATATTCCTCCATAGAAGAATAATTATGCATTTGTGGTGCCTGTTCCTGTTGTGGTTGGGACTGAGGCTGGGACTGAGGCTGGGACTGTTTATTCTTTAAGGCTTCAGCTTTCCAGAATTCTGCTTCTTGACGGGCAGTTTCTGCTTTAGCATTAAGTTTCTGTACACGACGTTCAAAACCAGATTTCTTTTTATGTTCAGTTTGTTCTACTGTCTCTTGAGCTTCGGTACTATTTTGATCTGTAGTTTGTGTTTCTGTTGAGTCTTCAGCCGAGGTTACTACCGGGGCTTCAGTGGAGGCTGTTTCTGTTGTTACTTCTGGTATTGGTAATGATAATACTTCTGATGGAGCCGGTGCTGCCGATGCTGTTACTTGGTCTGTCATTTATTAATTTCCTTATAAAAGTGGTTGTCTAAGTTTTAACTAGGCTTATAACTAGTCCTACATAGTTGTATTTTAATGTTTATTTGGTACTTTTAAAAATGTAGTTAAGAGGTACCTTGGAAACCTCAGTTTATTAATGCTAATTCATTGTTTTAAATTATATTTATAGCTTTTAATAAATCTGGATTACTTCTAATGGTACTGTTAACTACATTTGACAACTATACTACAACACTGGTATGTACAAGTCAATACTTATTTTACTTGATTTCCAAAGTATTCATATTAAATCCAGAAATATCCTCAGGTCCTAATGTACCAGGTCCTAATGTACCAGGACCCTGTACACGTATTACCTCAGCTTTAGGTATAACAGGAGTAATAACTTCCATATCAGTAGGTCTTTCATGATGATTAATAGCACGGTCATGCATTTCTCCAGCCATTTCAGACATAGCTTTAGCCCCTGAAATACCAATCTTAGCTCTTTCTAACTCTAATTGTTGACGTTCTAGGTCTAGTTCAGCTAATTTAATCTTAAATTCAAGCTCAGATTCGGCTTCTGATAGCATCAGCTTATCTCTTTCAAGTGCATGATCTTGTTGAGCTTTCATTACTTCAAATGAAGACTTATCCTTAACCAATTTAAGCTCAGACATAGCTTGATGTAGTAATTGGTCTGCTTGTTGGTGTTGTTGAGTTACTTGTTGTAGCTGAGCTGTTAATTGTTTAACTTGTGCAACGGCTTGTGCTGCAACTTGTTCTGAGCCACTATCACCATTAGCCATTTCCTCTTGTTGAATCTCAGGTGGTAACAAGGTACGTAAACGTTTAGCAATACGACCAGCACCTGGCCAATCAGAAGCTTCACATATTAGATCAGCAACCATATGCATAATAGCTGGATCAGCAGAAGCTAAAGTAATCATATGAGAAACAGAGTCCTGGCGACGAGTAGCGTAACTGGGTCCAGTCTCAACTACTACCCCAAAATTTCCTCTGCTAAGTTCAGTCTTATCATTTGAATTAATAACTACATTTGAAGCTTGGCCGCTTTGTTTAATTAATTGAATTTCTCTTCCTACTTCACGATAGTATGTAGGTATAGCCTCTACAAGTAGTGTACCTATATGAGCAATTGATTTTGTTAGATTATCATAAAAATGGTAGTTGGTATTATGACTCTGTTCCACTCTAGATAGAATAGCTTTTGCAGACTGTTCAGGGCCTGCTGAACCCATAGCTGCATCAAATACACCAAATACTGCCTTAATATTGTTTTGAGCTGCAGAACATAGCTCCATCGCAGCCTGAATAGGTATCTCATTAACCTGACGCATTGGGGGTGGAAGCATTTGTCCACCTTCAGTTATAGCGTTATACGGGAGATATGAGATAGAAGATACATTAGAATCCCTCCATAGATGCTCAAAGTTAGCAAATTGTCTAATTTCACCTATAAATGGAGCTTTAGGCGCTAGACTTACCAACTCAGCAGCTACGCTACTAAAGTAATTAAAAGCTCTTTGGCTGTCTATAGCATCTACTACTGCCCCTTTAATTTTACGCTCACCATTTACCCATATTTCTGACCCTTTTACTGCTGCTATAGGAATATATTTACCAGGCCATGAAGTTTCTTCAAGTACTTCTCTATCATTAAGCTTAGCCCATTTAATTTGTACTTCATGTGTAGGTCGGCTATTAACCACTATTAGTGTACCATCCTTAACTAATTCTGGATTTGGTTCTTCCATAGACTCAATCGTAGCTCCAGTAGTAGTATTAAACACTTGGTATAGCGTTTTTGGAACATAGTCTTTATAGTAGTATTCTGCGATTATAACTTCGTTTTCACGGATCCATTGTCCGGCAGTATTAGAAGTCCAACCAGTAGCTTTAATCTTAGAAAAATCCCTCTCGTTAGTAAGTTCAACACCAAGTTTTGTATCCGGGAAAGAGCGTTGGTATTCCTCTTTACTCATACTAGATAAAATAAATGCATATTCAGAGTCCGAGCCATCCATATTTCTATGATTAGGATCGAGTAATACTGTTTCGGAGTCATCTACTTGTTTAAGAACCAATTTTTGATGAAAGCTTTCAGGGGATTCATATTCAGATACTACTCTAATAAATCCTAGTCCAATAGTAGCTGCAAGATAACCTGCTGTGTCATATACAGTATTTGCGTTTGAGTGTTGTTCAATACCTCTGATCATATCAGCATAAATTTCAGCTAGCTCTTTTGAAGCTCCGCTACCCTTAGGATCAATCTGAATTGAAGGACAATTCTTTCTAGACTCATTAGTAATTTGACGTACATACGATGGTAGTACGTTTGTAGTAATACAAGGTAATCCAGCGTTCTCACGGTTGTTTTTAAGCTGGTAATCCCATTGATCTCCGTTAAAGAACTTTAGTACGTCTCTAGCTTCCTTATTAAATTCGTTAAAAGCTTCAGAAGATTCACTATAGCGACGTTTAGCAGTAGCTAACAACTTAGATTCAGCTGTGGCTTCAGCTATGACTACTTCATTAATTCGTTTAGATAAACTTGGATTAGACATTGATTTCCTTTGATTTCCTCGGTTAGTATTTTATTTTAACTTAAAATTGCTTGCGGTACTGATATGAAACATTAGTATATTGAGCTTGGTCTACGACCTTAGGTGTTAGGGGTTTTGATTTGTCTTTTCCCATAATAAGATAGCGGAACGCATCCATAGCATGATCATTCTTCTTAACGATACTACCTTTATCATCCCTACGGTAAGTTTTTAGTTCTGATAACATATTTGAACAATTACTGAAGACCTTTATTCTATCACCAATCATACCCTCATAACAAGTATAAATACCTGTTTCAACACACTTTATAGCATTAATTACATTAAGACCTAAGTTTCTATACATGTCAAATAGGTTACTACCATCCGCCTGAGACCTACCTCTGGCTGCTGTGTCAATATTTATAGGTATGCTTTCCCCACGTGTTCTAATATTAGTTGCATGTATACTAGGTTCCTTCTCACCTGCATAGTACTCACTATAGATATAAAGTTTGTTATCGTTTGGATCTATAGCTCCCCATACACAAGCCGTTGTCTTCCAGCCAACATCAAGACCTGCTACACGTTCCCAGTGAGAAGGGATCTCAAATGGCTGAACTACGTAATCCCCAGGATCTATCTGGAATACCGCACCCGAGCCAATCTGTGGTACACCCTGGCTTCTGGCCAACCTTTGATGAGGAGGTAGCGCAGCTAACATCTCTTTCTTAGTAGCTTCACTCAAATGTGGGGCTTGGTCCCAATCTATGGTAGTAATACCTATTCCTGGCATTGGAGTTTGAGGATCACCACCTTGCAAGAATGATAATATAAGCTCAGTTAGGCCCTTTAAAGGGGTGAAGGTACACATAATCATACCATCTACGGTGGTGGTACGCATTAAGCATTCTAGGTACACTGGAAGTGAAATTTCTTCATCACATAATATTACGTGCCGACTTGTCCCCATAAATGATTCGATTCCAGCTGAATCGGACTTAAACCCTAGAGTAGAG